CAGAGTAGGCTGGAGTAAACGCAGTGTCAGCATTAAGCAAACCAGAAGAAAACAATACATTGGTTGCTGGAGTCCACTGAATAACGCAGGCAGTGTTGCCACCGCCTCCGGTAGTCAATGTACGAGTGCTGACAAAACGGTTAACCATGCCTTGCTGCCCTGGGTAAACCCCATGGGTAACTTCAGCCAAACAAGGATCCGTGAGCATATTGGCCATAGCCTGAGCAGCAGTATCAAACATCATCCGGGAAGGACCCGGTAGTCGCTGACGCTGCTGCTTGGGCTTGCCATTGCCTTTCTTGGTAGCAGGCTTCTTCCCTCCTTTCTTGGCCATTTCAGTGAATTAGCACGGTGTTATCTATGCTGTAGCGGTCTGAGATGCTGCAGTTGAATGACCTGTCGTGACGTAGACAGCGTATATCATTCGCAGGGCGGCTGAAATCAGCCCTGAGCATCTCTTCCCAAATGACCTGGTCAGACGGGATGACACCAAACGCATGCATGAAAGACACGCGCGTGCTGTCACTGATGGGTCGGGCCTTGGCAAGATGGCCTGAACGCACCTGAATTTTCATCTGGTGCCACTTCCCACCCAACTGGTCCAGATCAAATTTCCCAGTCTTGCCAGACTTGACCAAGGAGCTGTAAAACTCCTGCAATATGGGCACACCAGCCGCCATAGACAGTCCACACAAACCGACTGCCCTAATGTGCGTCATACGCTGGGCCTCGGTGAGCTGTTGGTGAATAAACCCGTCTGTGTTGAGCGCTTTGAAAACATTGCGCACAAGGGTCCACGCACCATCAACGCACACAGGCTTGGCCTGGCAAAACTCAACCTGCTCCGGCTCGAAAGCAGGCGCCTCAACCTTCATCCTGAAACCCCACTGTAGGTACCAAGACTCCAGCTGAGAGAGAGTGGGGATTGCTGCTTTATCAACAAACAACAAAACGTCATCACCGTCACAGAAAACTGTGCCATTGACCGCAAGATCATCCAGAAGAGTGCGTGCTAGAACCACACTGATTATGCAGTTGCCAAGGGATGTGTTAACATCCCCAGAACACCGCATAGTGGGCACTTTGGCACGCACCATGCCGTCCCGCGTGATGCCGTACCCAGAGCAGTCAAATTGCGCCCGTAGGAGCGCTGACAGCTGCTTGTTGCAAGGATAAAGCAGCTTGTATAGTGAATGTTCAACGCTCAGCATCTCTTTGCGCACTGACTGGTCAAAACGCGAAGCGTCAAGTCCAATACAGCAGCCGTACTTGCTGAGCTTGTCCACAATACAAGTGGCCTTTTCCTGCTGTGTCATGCCCTTGGCAATGACGGGTCCGCCATCAAACAGGGTAGCAAGTCCATCAAATATCTTGTGCTCAATGGGTCGGAGATAACGCCCAAGCAGCAAATTGAACTCCGGGGATCTAGGTGAAATGATCCGCGGCACCTGCACTTTCGACCAAACCGTCGCCTCTCGCTTGACGAAGTATTTGATCGATGCCAGACTGGCCAGTGTTCGGTTCACCGAGCCCAACCGCAGGTGGGCAGAAGCGTAAGTTTTGCGTTTGGAGCCGGTCTTGGTGCCAATGTAATCAGCACAAGTCTCTCGGCTGCAAAGCCCAACTGCATCTGCCACCCTACGAATGTTCCCGGCTAGCCTAGTCAGGTCAGCCGTGCAGGGAGGTGGGGTTGTACCACGCGCGTCGGTGAAGTAAACGCGCTCCTTAAAACCCGACACCAAGTTCTCGACGGTGTTATCAAAAGCACTCACCGCCACGTCACTGTACCCATGTACCAGCCTCTCATTTGGACCGGATACCTTGGTACTGTGCCAGCGTGTCACCAACATGGCCCGGTGTACTGGACCTGGTGACACATATACTGACCCAGGCACCATGGCCCGGCCCCCCTACGCACGCGCGCGACTCCTGGGCATGAACGTGCCCAACACCCGAGTGCCCCAGAAGTCGGCCCAGCCCAGCTGGCGATCGGCCTCTGTTACGCGAAACACGTTGAGCACGAGGGTGTCCAAATGACGGTGGATGTGTGTTTTCCTCACCCCATGGGAGACCATCTCCCTCACAAGCCATGATCTGACAGCAATCTCGTTAGCAGCAGTACGAGTTCTTGAGAATCCCTCGCAACGTGCTGCCTGCACAAGACCACTAAGGTAACCGGGATTGAACCCAAGACTTGCG